CAAGAGAACGGGAACATTCTGCTTCGCGGGCATTACTGGTGGCCGCGGGCCAACGTGGCGCAGCGCGAATTGGATTACCGCATGCCCATCCGCCGCTACGCCGACGAAGGCAAGATCAACTTGACGCCGGGCGCCGAGATCGATCACGAAGCCATCGCACAGAAGATGGCGGAAATCATCGCGGAATTTGACGTGCAACTTGTCGGATATGACCGCTGGGGGGCGTCGTACCTAGCGCAGCGGCTCGCCGAGATTGGTGCGCCGATCCAAGCCTATAGCATGGGTTCAAGCACGTTCGCTCCGGGGTGCCAGTTGTTTCAAAACCTGTGGGTCGGTCGCAAATTGGTGATCGGCGACGATCCAATCTTGCGCCGAGCGTGCGCCGAAGCCATCCCGCGAACCGGCATGAGCGGCTACATGCGGCCGGAGAAACCACGTGACCACAGCGCGATTGACCCGCTCGTGGCTTCGATCATGGCCGTGCACTGCTGGGGAGGCAAACGCAGCAGTTGTTACGAATCCGAGGTTTAGTCCGAGACATGAAGCGGCAAACTTGTCGCAATGCGCAACATGTTGCGCAGTCTGTTACAGCGTTGGTTGGGCCACTGGGGGACGCACGGCGTCATCCTCCCGACGTCGTTTGACGTCGCGGGCATGCCCACGATCACGCCCGGCACGGCGCTCGCGTATACGCCCGTCTACCGCGCGGCTTCGCTGATCGCGAACGACGTGGCGCGCGTGCCGCTCGACGTGAGCGAGCGCACTGCAAACGCGTTGTTGCAGCAACCAAACCGCTGGCAGAATGGCTTCGAGTTTCGCCGATCGCTCACAATGCAAGCGCTGCTCTACGGCAACGCGTTCGCCGTGATCAACCGCACGCTCGGTGGCGAGTTGCTTGAGTTGTTGCCGCTCGACATCGAAAGCGTTTCGCTCGATCTCACAAAGCCTGAGCCCGTCTACAAGACGCGGCTGTACGGTGATGTGCCGATGTCCTCGATGCTGCACCTTCGTGCCGTCGGGCTCGATGGATTGTGGGGCGAGTCGCCTGTACGACTGTGCCGCACGTCGTTGCAGATTCTCGCAGCACAAGAGAACTCGCAACTCGAGGTGATGAAGAACGCGGGGAACCCGAAACTTGCGTTCGTTCATCCGGGCCCGCTGAGCGAAGGAGCTCGGCAGTCGATCAGCGAGAAGTTCCTACAGCATCACGCGGGCGCGGAGAACGCGGGCAAACCGCTTGTGCTCGCCGAAGGCATGCGCGTTGAGCGAATCAGCAGCACGCTCGACGATGCCGGAATTGCCGCGGCCAGACGCTACAGCGTTGAAGACGTATCGCGCATCTACGGCGTGCCGACGTCGTACCTGAGCGAGCACAGCGCGAACGCGTACGGCTCGATGGAATGGCTGTCTCGCATGTACGTCGATGCGTGCTTGCAGCACTGGTTCTCAACGTGGTCGGCCGAAATCGTGGCGAAACTCGCACCGTTCGGCTCGGCCACGTTCGATAGCGACATGATCTCGCGTCCGTCGCTTGCTGAGCAGATGGCCGCGCTGCGCACTGGCGTCGAGTCCGGCGTGATCACGCGCAACGAAGCGCGTGAGTATCTCAACCTTGCGCCGCTCGATGGGCTCGACGAGCCCATCATCGCGAAGAACATGGGCACGGGTGGCGGACAAACCAACATCGGCGCTGACACGAGCGCAGGGAGCGTCGATGATTTCGCTTGAACGTCGCAGCGTCACCATCGGTGCACCAGCGGGCCGCACGCTCTCAGGGCTCGCGATCCCGTACGGCAAGTGGAGCCGCGAAATTTCCGAGCCATTCAACCCGCAGTTCCGTGAGCGAATCACCCGCGGCGCTTTCGGTGACCTTGCGGGCGCTGATATCAAACTGCTCTTCAACCACAACGCGAGCGCGTTGCTCGCTCGCACGCGTAGCGGCACGCTCACGCTCAACGACACTGCGAGCGGACTGCGGTTTACCGCGGATCTGGCCGAGACGAGCGTCGGCAACGACGTGCGGGCGATGCTCGAGCGCGGCGACTTGAGCGGCGAAATGTCGTTTGGTTTCTACGTCGATCGCGACGAGTGGAACCCGCGACGCACTGAACGCACTGTCACTGCCGCGCGGCTCGTCGAGCTCAGCGTGGTTGTTGACGCTGCCTACGGCGACAAGACCTCATCGAGCCTGCGGAGTGTTTCCGCGGCTGCCATTGAAGCCGCGGCGCTGCGGCTCGAGATTCACAAGCACAGGATGACAAGCCATGTCTGACGAACTGAACAACATTGAGAACACGGTCCACGAATATCGCAAGACCCTCGACTCGTTCGCCGCTCGCACTGGAGCGAAGACGCATCACGTTGAGATCCGCGGCAGCGGTGAAGAGCGCGAGAAGATCGCGCGTATCGACGCCGACCTTGACGCCGTCGAGCGCATGAACCAAGACCGCCTTGCGCTTCGCGCTGCACAGGAGCGCCTGAAGCAACTTGAAGAGGAGCGCTCGCAGCCGCAGTTCCGCGGCGTGATCGCGCGTGCAGACGTCAAGCACGATCTCGCAAGCCCTGAGTACGCGAAGCGTTGGTTGATGGCTGTTGCGCGTGGCGATGCCGCAGAACTTCGCGCGCTTGCTACGAACACCTCGGGCGCTGGAATTCCGACTGACATGGAGCGCCGCATCGTCGAGAAAATGTACCAGGCGAACGTGCTGCGCCAAATCTGCCCGGTCAGCACCATTGACAGCAAGCGCACCATTACGGTTGAAGGAAGCCTTCCAACTTCCGCATGGGTTGCCGAAGCAGGCGCCATCAGCGCGTCCGATCCAAGTTTCGGAACTGCGATTTCGGTGGTCGCACGCAAGGCCGTGTGCCGCACGACGATGTCGCAAGAGTTCATTGAAGACGCCATCGGTCAAGGCGGCATCGGAAGCGGGCTTGACTGGGTTGCAACTCGCATCGGTCTCTCGCTCGGTTTGCTGATGGAGCAAGCCTATACCGTTGGAAATAGTGGGGCCGCTACTCCCGAACCGCAAGGAATCGCGTATACCGGTTTGATTAGCAGCAAAACAAACCTCGGTACGACGGCAGCGGTTACAACAGTGACTGCCGACAACGTCATTGATACCGTGCACCTTGTTGCGCCGCAGTACCGCAACTCGCCGCGTTTCCGTTGGCTTTTCTCCGATACGTTCCTTCGCGTCGCTCGCAAGTTGAAGAACAGCGTGACGACTAGCGGCTCCACGGAGTACATTTGGACGCAAGCATCGTCGAACGCAGGCACGATGGTCGGCGGCGCTCCGGGCTTGCTTTACGGCGTGCCGTACAGCATTGGTCAGTACGTGCCAACGGACGGATCAACCACGGAAGGCACTGTTTATGCCGTCGTCGGCGATTTCAACTACTTTGAAATCTTCGACCGCACCGGCATGACATCGTTGATCGACCCGTACAGCGGCGCCGCAAACCACAACGTCAATTTGTATACGTACGCACGTACCGACTCGAAGTTGATGATGAACGAAGCGTTTGCTGCGATCACGTCCTGAGCATTTCTTACCTTTCGCTCGCGCTGGGGGGAAACCCCCGGCGCGGGTTTCATGGCTGCGACACCCATACCAATCGACATTCTCAAGACGCGGTTGCGCATCGACGTGACCGCCGATGATGTCATTCTCACAACGCTGTGCATTGCGGCTGGCGAGTTGTTGGAGCGTGAACTTGGCATCGGGCTCGCAAGCGAAACGCGCACGGCGAAACTTGACAAGTGGCGGCGCTTCATTCTGCCGATTCAACCAGTGGCGTCGGTCACATCGGTGACCTACTACAACGGCAGCAACGTGCTCACCACGATGCCAACGTCCGATTGGTACGTCAACGCAACGGACAGTTTGACCGCGCTTGAGTTCAAAGAGACGCCGGAGATTTATGAGGGCACGTTCCCAACGGTGACCTACACCGCGGGCTACACGCAAGTGCCGCACGCTTTGCAGCAAGCCATTGTTGCGCTCGTTGGCGCGTGGTACGCCAACCCTGACGCTACGTCGGTTGCTTCGCTTGCCGAAGTGCCGCTTTCGCTTAAGTTCATCATGAACGCGTATAGCGCACGTGGGGCTCTCCGATGATCGGTAGCGGCCGACTTCGCTTCCCTGCAACTGTGTTGCAACCAAGCATCAACCAGGATGACTTGGGAATGCGAACTGGCGCGTTTACCGACATCAACAAGACGCGACCGGGGAACCCGCCGTTGTGGGTTGACTTGCGCACGGACAGCGCCAGCGAGCAGCAGTACGCCGACGGCGTCGCGGTTGTGCGCCGAGCCGAAATCCGTTGCCGTTGGAACTCGTTGCAAGATTGGGGCATCAACGAAACCTATCGACTGACCTTGCGTGGTCGAACCTTTCGCATTATGGGCATCACCAACCTCGACGAAGCCGACATGGTCGCCGTGCTCGAGTGCGAGGAGGTTCTATGAGCATCGAAGCCGCAACGCGTGAAATGCTTAACGGAAGCGCAGCGCTCAACGTCTACCCGATCACGCACGGGTATCGGTTGCAAAACAGCGGCTTGCCCGCGATCACGTTTGAGATCACCAACAACGAGCGCAGCGCCGTGAGCGGGCACTGGCTTGCATCGGCGCAAATCAAAGTAGTTGCACTGGAAACGGGCACGGCGCTCACGATCGCTGCCGACGTTCCCGCGGCTTGCGTGCCGGGCTCGTACCTGTTCGGCTCTTACACATTTGACGCAGTGATATTCCGTGGCCGAACGGCCGACGCCGCATCGGTCGGCGAAGGTGACGAACAAGAGCCTGCGGAAGTCAACTGCGAAGTGGACATCTACTACAGGGAGAACTAAATGCCAGCGATTTCTTCAGCGCTTGCTTCGTTTAAATGGGGCAGTTCCGCAGTATCGACCGGACTCGGTACGGTTTCGATTCAATACGATCAAACGATGATCGACACAACCGATATTGCTACAGGCCTACGCACCTACATTGTCGGAAACCGAGGATGCACAGCGACGATCGACATGTTTTACGATCAAGGTGATGCAGGAATGGCCGCAGTAGAGGCTGCAATAAACGGCGGCAGCGGAAGCCAAACGGCACTCATCACGCTGTCAACTGGCATGACGTACAGCGGTGATGCTTTCGTTCAATCATTCAGCGCAACGGCAGCGACGAACGAAGTTGTCCGCGCGAACTTCACCATCCAATACACAGGCACAATCACGATCGCATGAGCATCCGAGACGCACTCACACTCAAGAACTGGCACGGCACGCTCCCAAACGGCGTCGCCGTCGAGCTGCGCCGACCGTCGGCGCTCGACCTCATCGAAGCGCTCGACATGTCGGCGAAAGATCCGCAGCGGCTTTCCGCGTGGATGGTCGCTCGGCACCTCGTTGAGAACGGCTCGCCAGTGTTCGCGAGCGTGGATGAAGCGCTCGCCGCTGACGCGTTCACGGTGCAGAAGATTTCAGCGATGGTGGAGCGGCTTTACGCCGAAGGCCGGGACTAACTGACGCCGCACGTCGGGTGCTACGTGTGGCGTTCTCACTGACGAGCACCGATCTCGCCACGTTGAGCGTTGCAGCGCTGAACGTGGAAATGGATATTCCCGATTGGGATGGCATTCGACGTGAACTTGATCGCCGCAAAGCGAGCCGGATTCAAGATTCAGTTTCGACCGTCCAAACACGATTTGGAACGGATCGCGGCGATTGCGTCGGAACTCCCAAAGAAGATGCGCAAGAAGATTGTGCGCAAGGGACTGCGCAACTGGGGCGACGCGGTCAAGCGCACGATGAAAGCGCTGGCGTTGCCGAAGGCGAAGCGCACCAAACGCGATATCGCAGTGAAGACCAAGACCTACCGCAAGGGTCGGATTTGGTGCGGCGTCGGCGTCCGAAAGGATGGCACCCGCGTCGGTAAACGCTCGCACCTTTACGATGGCGGCTGGCGCCCATTCAAAAAGGGGCTTGTCCGATTGTCCGATGGCGTGGTTGGGCCGAAACCGCCGCCGAAACTCGTGCGCAAGTGGAAGGGCAACAAGAACGCACGCATCGTGCCGTTCTCACAGGATCGCGGTTGGCGCAAGGGAATTAAGCGCAGAGAGTCGGCGCTTGGCGCTCGCATCTATCGTCGTCTTTACATCACGCGTTCTGCTCAACGACATCAACCGCGGGTTGTTGAGTTCATCAGCGATGCCGTGGAAACCGCTTTGATGGAGTTGCCACGTGGCTAGTCTGCCGAAAGTACACGTTCCCGTTGTTGTCACAACCGAAGGCGTTGACGCCGGGTTGAAGGCCACCGAAGCCAAGATCAAGGCGTCGGCGAAGCGCATGGAGCGCGTGAGCTCGACGCCAAGTCCGGCGCAAGGTGTGCTCAAAGCGGGCGCGCAGTCTGCGCTTTCGCTCGGTGGATTCGGTGCGATCGGCGGCGCTGCGGGCGCGGCTGGCACCGCGGGTATCGCGATCGCAGGCGCGTTGTCGCCGCTTATCGTGGCCGGGCAGATTATGGAAACGATGAACAATGCGACGAAGGGCGCCAGCGATGCGCTCGCGAAGTTCAAGACCACGAGCGAGCAAACCGTCACAGCGAATAGCGTGCTCCTCGAGCGCCTGGCGATCATGGAGAAGCAAATCGCAAGCACTCGAGGCGGCGGCTTCATGGCTGGCTTCATCGGCGGTAGCGCCGACGTGAACACGGGCCGTGCGGGCGGCGCAGTCTCGTGGGCTCAGCAAATGCAAGAGGGCGCCACGATCGCGGGCGCGGGCCTCGGTGCGTTCCTAAGCGGCAAGTCGCTCGAGCAAATCCGCAACGAGATGGCGTTGAGTGTGGCAAACGAAGCGGGCGCAGCGCAGATCCAACAGCGCATGGCGGAGCAACAACGCATCGACATGGCCGAAGGCCGCGGTGGATTGGCTGACTCGATCGGCGCGTGGATGATCCAAAACAGCACGGTGCTTACCAAACTGGTACAGGTGATGTCATGAGCGGAAGCGGAACAACGTATTCGTGGACTGATCGAGTGCTTGACCAACGCGCTGTCGCCCTTGGTGGGGAAAGCGAAATAAACCTCGTTCGCATCATTACCAAAAACGATGGTTCGGCACTCAACCCAGTGACGGAATACGAAGCGATGATTACTGACGGCGCGTTGCCGATCATCGACTTCGACGATTACGCCGTTGGTTCATCGTGGCAGCAATTCTGCAAAGCGCGAAGCATTACGGTTCAACAACTGGAAAACGGGAAAGCCGTTCAAGCATCAATCAGTTTCCGCACGAAGTACGTCATTTCACCGTGCTCGACCGAAAGTGCCATCACGATGCTTCCGGCCCAGTTCTCGTTTGTGACGGCATCACGCAACCTCAAGTTGCACCGAATCAGTTGGGCAACCAACCCGCCAACGACGTCGGCAAACACCACGGGCGACATTGGGGGAACGTCGGTCACTGGTGCCGATGGCTTTGAGTCTTACCAAGTCGGACAGGTGCGCATCCGCTTGCGTGCGACGCAAGATTCAACCGTTGTCGCGTTGAGCACAGCGGCTTCCGCACTGACCAGTTACGCCAACACGACAAACAGCGCGACGTTCTGTGGCTTTCCTGCTTACTCGCTCATTTGCGAAGGTGTGAACCTTGAAAAGGAACAGGGCAGCGAGTTTTACGAAGTCATCTTTGAGTTCTTATACGACAAGTTCTTTCACTTCTCGCAAGTTGCCACGATCGACGCCGATGGCCGACCGAAGATGACTAGTGGCGGCCAGTTGAGCGAGGTGAAGTGGATTCGCTTGCCACGAACTTCAACCGACTTCAACAACATTTACGCTGGTGATACCGCTTTGCAAGGTTACGTTGAGAAGGGTTGGTGGCCTTGCACACCGTCGCCGCCATGAACCGCAACGACGCGCTCAACCTGCAACGCAACCAAAGCGATCTCGACCGCGTGTCGAGCGTGCGGCCGTCGTACGAGCAGCGCACGTTCGTGCTTGGCGTGATCACAAATTACGCCGTGCTTGACGCCACGTACTACCGCTGGACGTACTCGTGGTCGGAAGCAGTTATGACGAACGCGACGCCTACGGGCGTCAGCGTCAAATCTCCCGGCTTGCAGTCAACCGCGCTGAGTATCAGCGAATTGAGCAACCGCGGCGGGCATCCGTTCTACTCGTACGGCGTCGGCGCTGGCGGCTTGCCGGGCTCGTACGTGCCGCAACCGATCGCCATCGGAACGTACGTGCTGCTCACGCCGATGCGGCAGAATGACGGCGCTTTGCGCTGGCTCATCATCAACACTCAAGCGATTGACGGAGCGTGCACATGAGAACCGAGAACATCATTTATTCCGCGCTTGCGCCGGGCACGCCCGAAACGTTTACGGGCACGCTCGGCACGTACACGATCAACACCACGAACCACAACCTCACGGGCATGGCGGCAACGATGCGGATTTGGCGCAACGGGCTTGCTCCGACGGTCGCGGCTGACGTGACGGCAACGCAAGCGAGCGGAATCACGCCGGGCACGAGCGGCCAAATCGTGCTGAACCTTGTGACGATTAACTCGGCGCTCAACGCGGTCAGCACGACCGAAAGCGTGTGGCACTACTCGCTCGAAATTACCCACACTGGCACACTCGTGCACGTGTGCTCGGGTTACCTTATTCGCACTCTCACTTGAGACTTTCACATGCCCATCTTTCACACACCACAACTCATCAACGACGGTGGAGCGTCAAACCAGTGGAAATCATTGCCAGCGCTTCCCGCAGGCGTCGATCCCATGCGGCGGGTCATTCTGAAGGCTTCGGATAATACTGGGGCGCGCGCTGCTGCTGCGTTTCGCGTTGGAAGTGCTGCGGCTGGTTCAACATCGGACATAACCAATTTCTATGTCGATGCTGCGGGATCTATGGATCTTGGGATTGTGAACTACAACGCCGTTACCGTGCGTCGAAACGGCGGAACATCCGACAACAACGGTTATATCTATGTGATTTCATACTCGGCAATGGAGCAAGGCCCGAAAGGAGTTTCCTAATGGGTGCAATATTTGCAGACGTTGTAGGAATGAATTCGCGCACCGGAAACTGGGTTGCGTTGCCAGCGCTTCCCGCGGGCGTTGAACCCATGCGCGAAGTCATCATCAGTGCAGTCGCAGCGTTCCGCGTTGGTACTTGCACCGCAGGACAAAACACTGAAGACTCGGGATGGTTTCTTTTGGATGGTGGCCGCCATTCTCTTGGAGTGGTGAACTACAACACGATTACCGTTCGAGCAAGTGGCACAGCCGGTCAATCTTTCTTTGTGTTCAGCGTTTCACCTAGCGACGAAGGCCCAGAAGGAAACTGAAATGACATTCCCCGAACTCGCGCAACTCATCGCACCATTCGTGGCCGTGTTGACCGCGAGTGCGTGGTTGCATGGCACGATCGCAAGCCTTCGCGAGACTATCGCAATGCTGAGCGAGCGTGTGAGATACTTAGAAGCAGAGGTTGAACGCCTAAGGGGGCAAAAATGAGTTGGAGAACTACCACTGCGGGAATCGCGGCAATCGTCGCCGCAGTCGCTACCGCACTTGTCGCTTTGTTCGACGCCGACCCGCTTACCTTGCCTGACTGGGGCGCGGTCGGCGCCGCTGTCATGGCTGGCATCGGGTTGCTCGCCGCGCGTGACAACAAGGTGAGCAGCGAGCAAGCGGGCGCTAAGTGATCTATGAGATCATTCGCGCTGTACTCGATTCGATCGTTAAGTGGCTTTCAGCGCCTCGCGTGGTACGCGTTGTGGGTGGCGGTTCTCGCATCGCTGAACGCGTGCGGGCCGCGATACGTGCGCGCACCCGACAGCCCGATGCTGATCATCGAGGGCAAGGGCAGCGTCCGAGTCGCGATGCTCGACGGTGAAGATATGGTGGACGTAGGGTGGATCGACGCCGCCCAGCTCGAAGGTCAAACCGTCGTGCAATACGATTGGAGTGAGCCATGAGTCTGCAACGTGCTTGTTGCTGCGGTGAGCCGACCGTCTGTAGCGTCTGCTCGTGCGCCACGAGTTACCGCGTGAACGGCATCAATCTGTCGTACTCATTCACGATCAACAAGGTCGGCGCTGGCCCGGCTTGTACGTGCCGATTTCGTGAATACGACATTCAAGTGAACATCGTGCCGACGTCGCGCGTCATTGCCACGAAGGTATCCGGCGGAAGTTGTTGCTACCGAGCACGCTTTGACGTGAGCGTGACGGGTTACGTGAACCTGCGGCAGTACTACGACAGCGGCTCGTATTGCCCGCCCACCATCACGTGGTCACACAACTACCCGTTCACGCGAACCACGTGCGCGTGTCTCACCGTGGCTTGCAACAGCAAGGTTGACGTGTGCGGCGGGCCGTCGCGAGCAACGGCGCTCGTGCACACGATCGAAATCGGTGATTTCATCGTTGACTGCAACGCCGACCTTCTCACTGGTGGTGACTGCGATTCGTGCCCTACGCAACAGGTGTTTGCGCTGCGCTGTCTTGGTGGACGCTTTCAGTACGCCAGCGACGTTGGGTGTCTCAACAACCTACAGAACCTTGCGTCTATGGGCTTCTACGGCAACACGCAACAACTGTGCGGCACTGGTGGGCCTGTCAGTCAACCCGGCGCCTGTTACGCTAACCTCGAGGCGAGCATTGCCAACGTGGGCCCGTTCGCTGTCATCGCTGAGGGCGAATGCAGCGAGGGCCAAGACGATGAAGACTGCATCGATCCGGCGGCCGTCGGTGATGCGTTGCGCACGTTCTCGTCATCGTGGCCGGAAACGCTGCGCACTGAGTTGCAAGGGCCCTGCAGGAACGTGGATTGGTCGGGACGCATTACAACCACAGGAACATGCCTCGATGAGTACGACGTCTTGCAAGGTGGCGGCGGCGCATATTGGACGTACGTGTAAGCACTACCGAGACGGACAGTGCACGTCAGCGCTCGCGCTGCCGCTCTACGGGGCGCACCCGAGCGTCGGCGTCTGTCAGGTCTGCGAGCACTACCGCGGGCGCCCGCGGGGCTTGGGTGACGTCGTAGAGGCTGCAGCGCGGTTGCTCGGCATCAAGCGAGCCGTCAAGGTTGTCGAGCATGCCACGGGCAGGCAATGCGGGTGCCCGGAGCGTCGGCAAGCGCTGAACGAGAAATATCCAACTTCCGTTAATGGTGGCATTGACGAAACGCCGAAAGAGTCGTAACGTCAATGCCTCAACAGCGGCCGAGCCGCAGGAGTCACAACTTGGAAGGTAACGAAACGCCGAAAGAACGTCTGAAAGGTCAGCCCGTGTGGGTCAAACTCGACCAGTACGCGCGTTTGCGTGCGCTTGCCGAGCGCGATGGCAAGCCGCTTGCCGTGCACGCTCGCCGAGCCATCGAACTCTATCTGCGCCGAGCCGAGCGCAAGGGCCAAACGATCGAGGTGCGCGCATGACCTGGGCTGTATTCGTGCTCGTGTTCGCAGCGCTCGCGGGCGCCATCGATTGGAGGGACGATGTTCGGTAACCCGATTGTCGCCGCCGCTGAAGCGGAAGCCCGCCGCGAACGACGTGAAATGATTTGGCACTACACAACGCGCCTTATCAATGCTGAAGTCAAGTTGGGACGCAACCCGCCGCAAACCGACGAAGGCGTCAAGCGTTTGGTAGAGAACGCGGCAAGGTACGTCGATGCTATTTTCAAGGAGGCAAACGAATGAGCGACGACATCGTGACGCGGCTGCGGAAGCAGGAGGTCGGAAAATACAACGCTTTGCTGTGGGACGAAGCCGCCGACGAGATCGAGCGGCTCCGCGCCGAACTTGTAAGGAAGGCTGATGAGTTAGCGGCAACCATTCGGGAACTCCGAAAGGTTGAGGCAGAGCGCGATGAGGCGCGTCGCGAGATCTGCGAAATGCTCGAACGAGATGCGGGATTTGCTGCACAGCGACAGGCGAACAGTCGCGGCTGGGACTGCTTCAAGGAGGAAAAATGAGCGGCCAAACCACCCAACAACAACGCGACGAGCACTGGCGCGAAGGTAGCGACGTCTACCAACACTGCTACGCGTTCCACCATGCCGTGCTACCGACGGCGAAGCGCTCGCCCGATGCCGACGATGAGGCGGACGCGCTGTACTACTACGCACAGGTGAACGAAGCGGCTGACCGCAAGTTGGCCCAAGCGCTGCGGGCGGGCGCGGCTCGGATCCGAGCGCTCGAAGCGGCGCTATTTGCCAAGCAAACACCAACGGAAGGAAAGACCGAGTGATGAAGCGGTGCATGGTGCACCGATCAACGAGGCAACCAATGAGCACGAACATGAAGACGACCAACAAAGACGAGATCATGCGCCAAATCTTGGCGCTCTTAAAGCAACTGGTGGACGATGGAGCGTCGAAGCTTCCCGCGGTGAATCTCAAAGAGGAAGGCAACGCGCTTGCCGGCGGATGGGGCAAGGCACTCATCAAAGCCGTGAGTGAGAAGGAGATCGAGACTAAGCGCGGGCCAGCAACCAAATTGTCGCTGAAGTTGGCTTGGACGCACAACGGTGAAGCCACCGAAGTTTGGGCGTCTACCTTCAACGACGCCATGCGCTCACAAGCGGCGAAGTTCGACAAGGGCGACCGCGTCGAGGTGCAACTGGTGCAAAGCGGTGAGTTTTGGAACCTCATGGGCATCCGTGAGGCTTGCTAGAGGACTTGCGGAATTCCCGATTGGGAATTACCGTTCTAAATAGCCGAACGCCCGAACCAGGGCATCGCTTGGCCCACCGTTGCAGCGGTGCGCATGACAGACACCCGTGTCAAGAGCGGGTGTTTGTCTTTTTGTGGAGGCAAGCCACAACATGCACGGAAGCAAGCGACCTAGTTACAACTGGGAAATTGAACGTCTACCCGCTGAGATGGTGGAATCCGCACGATGGGTGAATTGGAAAGCCGAGGAGCGGGACGGCAAGTTCACGAAAGTGCCCTACGTGCCGGGCTCGAGGCGCAAGGCGTCAAGCACCGACGCAGCGACATGGGGCACGTTTTGGGAAGCGGCCGACGCCAGTACCGAAGGTGATTGCGGGATTGGATTCGTGCTCGGGGATGGCTGGCTCGGCGTTGACTTCGACGACGTCGCCGACGCGACCGAGCCGAACGGCATGAAGCCGTGGGTGTGGGATTGGCTGATCTCGCACGACTGCTACGCCGAATGGAGCGTGAGCGGCACAGGCATCCACGTGATCGCTCGAGATACGGTGCTGCCCGAGTGGTCAGCCAACCGACGCGGCACCCTCGAGGTCTACCAACGCGGTCGGTACTTCACGGTGAGCGGGCGGGCCGTCTTTGTCGATCGCCAGTGCACGCGGATACAGGACGCCGTGGATGCCCTCTGTAGGGCTCGGCTCGCGCGGATGACTGTCGAGCCGCCCGAGCCCACGGAAGCCCGTAGGGCGGCTTCTAGCGCCCCGCTCGACGCGTCGGCGGCAGATTGGGCGCTTGCTTGCGCAATGGCGCAGCGCGGGCTGCCCGCGTCGGTGATTGAGTCGGCGCTGACAACCAAGATGCGTGAGGAGGGGCGCAGCGTCAAGGCCGACCGACCCGACTACGTGCCCAACACGGTCGCGAAGGCGCTCGAGATGAGGTCGGCGCGGGTACGACGTTCACCCGAGGTTCACCACGTTCACCAGCCGCCGAAACTGCTTGAATTCAAGCCTTTCGAAAAGCGCGAGTTTCCAAGCGAGATGCGGGAAGAGATCGTCGGCGGCTTGCTTCGACGCGGCGAGGTCTGCAACTGGATCGGATCGCCCAAGACGGGAAAATCGTGGCTCTTGCATCGGCTGATCATGGGGATGGTCGGCGGCTGCGGCTTTACGTGCAAGTTTCAGAACGACTTGTTTGTCAAGCCAGGGCGCGTGTTGCTGGTGGACGTCGAGCTGCACCCCGAGACGCTCGAGAACCGCCTACACAGCATCGCCAACCAAATGAAGGTCAGCGCCGACAAGTGCCGTCAAGGGCTCGACGTCATGACGTTGCGCGGCCAGTGGGCGACGCTGGATGACGTCGAGGCGACCGTTGAGCAACAGCCAGCGGGCACGTGGCAGATGATCGCCCTGGATGCGTTCTATCGGTTCATTCCCGCGGGCATGCGTGAGAACGAGAACGCCGACATGACGCAGATTTACAACCAAATCGACCGCATAGCGGCCAAGGCCAATGCGGCGATCCTCGTGGTGCACCACACAACCAAGGGCACGCAGACGGAGAAGGGAACGATGGACGTGGGCGCTGGCGCGGGCGCGATCGGGCGCGCGACTGACTCGCACGTGACGTTCTTGCGCCATGCCGACGAGGGGTACATTGTGATGAGCGCCGAAACGCGATCGTTCAAGCGGCCCGAGCCACGTGTGATTAACGTCAACTGGCCGGATATCGCGTTTGACAACACGAAGGACGCATCGAAGTTGTGGCACCCGAACTGCAAGCCATCGGATGAATAAACAACCCTGCGCGATCATCTCAAACGCAGGGTTGCGAGGCAAGGCATTAGCAAATTGTGGGAGAGGCTCGTTGGCGGCTCTCTTGAGGTCGCCTTACCGAGCCTACCCACGTTTCGCGTGAATGTCAACCCCCCCTGAAAGTTGGACTATCCACATTTAGTCCACATTGCTATGCTGTGCACATGAACAGCCGAGCGAAGGGGAAACGCGCTGAACTTGAGGCCGCACTACTGCTCACGCAGATGGGGTTGAAGTCTCGCCGCAGTGCTCAGTATTGCGGCTCCAACGGTGATGCCGACCTTGTGCTTGACGCAAACCTACATGTCGAGGTCAAGTTCCAAGAGCAGATGCACCCCTATAGGTGGATGGAACAGGCGATCCGCGATAGCGCCAAAACCAAGCGCAAGCCGCTCGTGCTGTGCCGCCGTACCCGTTCACCGTGGCTGGTGATTGTCCAAGCCAGTGACCTAATCGCCGTATGTCAGGAGGTGCTAAATGGCATCGTTCGTGCACAGGTTGCAGATACCCACCATTCCCTTCAAGGAACGGAATCGCAGCGAGAGGCTACGTGAGTTGGGTATCAACACAGGGTGGAAGTGGCGCAAGTTCCGCAACCAGTTGCTTGCGGCGTCGCCGTTGTGCGCTCGGTGCGCTCGACTGGGTGAGGTTGTGCACCACGTTGTGCCGCGTCACGTGGCGCCTGAGCGCATGTACGACGTCACTAACTGCCAGGTGTTGTGCAACCGATGCCACGACGAGGTACACGGCAAGCGCCGTCATTGAACAGCCCATATAGCGAACGGCCTATTGAAGGCGTCTAATAGGCCGCAGAGTGGGGGGGGTAAGCCTCAAAAAAGGCCACCTTCGACGTCCCTCTTCTCGCTCACGTACAAAAAACCGCATTTAGTCCATGGTCGAGCCCGAATCCACCGTTCGTCAATACGCCGCCGACGTCGTGAGCGGCCGAATCCCCGCCGGCAAGTGGGTCTACGCAGCATGCT